TTAGCCCCGCAGATCGGCTTCGAGGGCGCGCGCCCGAGCGCGAAGGTCGTCGATCTCATTCTCGACCCCGACCATGGCTTGGCGCAGCCGCGGCCAGGTAAAGACCGACAGCGCAAAGCCGGCCGCGCCGGCCAACAGTACAAGCAGCAGTGTAATCATCGTTTCGCTCCTGTGATGGATTGCTTCTGCAGCGCCCGAAACCACTGCCGGACCGCAAACCAAAGCGCCGCGAGGATCGCGCCGAGCGCGTTCGCCGGGCGCGAGGCGTTGGCCGGCGATGTCGCCGATTTTTCGGGCAGCGGCGTCGCCCGGACCATGGTCAGCGCGACCACCGCCGACACCAGACCTTCCAGCGGCGCCGAGCCGAGCCGACCGGTGAGCCAGTGCCCGGTTTCCCAATTGGGACCGTCGCTCCAAACCTCGACCGCAGCCGGGAACACCGGATAGGGCCGCGCGTCCCAGGTCCACAGATGCAAACCCGACCGGTCGACCATGCGGCCGTCATGGACGGTCGAGGCCGGATTGGTGTCGGAGCCCGCGCCGAAGTCAGGATCGAAGGCGCCGAGCAGGCATTCCAGATAGCGGCGCTGGATCAGGTCGTCGCGCCGGCCATTGGAGAAATACGGATAGCCTCCCTCGGAGGATTTCGGAGCGGGGAACACGCTCGGCTGGTTCGAGCCCTTGTCGACCGCGGGACAGCCGACCTCGGTCAGCCAGATCGGCTTGCCTTGCGGCACCCAGGCCGTGGGTGTCGAGAGCTCGACACCGGAAACGCGCTCGTAATGCGCGTTGGACCAGAAGCTCAAGACGTCCTTCTGGCGGAACACCCAGGGCTTGCCGAGCGAGTCGGTGATGCCGCTCCGAATCTGCGCGGCACGCGCGGCGTCATCGGCGTAGTACCAGTCGAACGCTTCGCCGCCGAACAAATTGGACCGCAGATACGCGCGGTCGGTGATCGCGTCGGCCACGGCGCGATCGAGGTGGGCGGCGCCGTCGCGCCAATCCGATAGCGGCGCGTAGTAATCGATGCCGACGGCGTCGATCGAGCTTGATGCCCACAGCGCATCGAGCGGGAAGCGCACCTCCTGGGCATCCACATCGACGACGTGGCTGCCGTATTCGGTCCAGTCCGCGCCGTAGGTCACCAGCGTGCCCGAGCCGAGGATGCCCTTCACCTCGGCCGCCAGATCGACCAGCCTGCCGACCGCTGGATAGACGCCCGAAGCCGAGCGCACCCGCGTCAAGCCTTTCAACTCCGAGCCCAGCAGGAACGCATCGACGCCGCCGGCACTCGCCGCGAGCTGCGCGCAATGCCGGATCATGTTGCGATAGCCCCAGTCCGAGGTGCCGCCGAAGAATGCGCCGATCTGCGTCGCGGCGTCGGCGGTGTCGTCCGGCGAGCCGGTCCGGCCCGGCGCCGGATCGCAGGTGATGCGCCCGCGCCAGGGATAGACCGGCTGCGAGCCCGCGCCGGTCAGCGGATCGGGCAGCGCGTTGCCCGCCGCGATGTCCATCATCACGAACGGATAGAGCGTGATCTTCAGGCCGCGCGCCTTCAGCTCGGCAATCAGATGGGTGACGCTGTCGTCGGACGGCGTGCCGCCGAACGCCGGCCGATCGTCGACGATGGAGACCAGATGCCCGCTCGAACGGTCCAGGCCCGCCACCGACCAGGTCGCGCCGGAGGTGGATTTGTCGCGGTTGTCGACTCCGGGCTGCAAGATGCAATGATTGGCGCGGAGATCGTTGCCGAACCACGCCACCACGATAGCGACGCGCTCGAGGTTGGGGCACACCGCCTGAAGCTGGTCGAGCGAGGCGATCACGTCCGATTGCGCGTAGCCGACGTGGCGATTCTCCGGCGCGAAGCTGCCGGGCCCGAGCATCTGCACCACCGTTGCAGTCTCGTAGCCGAACTCGGTACTGGCCGGGATCAACGTGATCGCGCGCACCATCTTTTCCAGCTTGCCGACCGGCCGCGCCACCTCAAACGAAAGTTGCGGGATGCGGTTGCCGAAATTGGCGAGCGGCAGCCGCTCGAACACGACATAAGCTGTGCCGCGACCGGCCGGTGCGTTGCCGGTGCCCTCCTTGGCGACGATCAGCGGATCCGCGGTCTGCTCCTCCGCGCCCGAATAGGACCGCATGGTGAGGCCGGCAAGATCGAGCGGCTTGCCGTCCGCCCACACCCGCATCACGTTGCCGATCGTGCCTTCGCCGAGGCCTACCGCGAAGTTGGCGAAATAGCTGTAGGTGGTCGTTGTGGTGGTGACGGTCGCGGCCGGCGCCGCGCCGCCGCCACCCTTGCCGCCGCCGCTGCTGCTGCCGCCGGTCGTGTCGGTGGTCGTGGTGACAACCTCTTCAAGCGCCGTCGCCCAGATCATTTCGCCAGAGATGCGGGCGCGGCCATAGACCCGAGGGATCGGCGCGCCCTCGGTCGAGGCCATCACTTGGAGGTCGGGCAACCGCGGACCCTGGTAGCTCCGAGAAACGTTGCCGCCGCCGCTGCCGCCGCTCAGCAACCTGGTGTCGATCAGGCCGCCCGCGACCGCGCCGACCACGCGGCCGGCGATCGCGCCGAACGGGCCGAACACCGCGCCCGCGGCGCCGCCGGCGGCTGAAAGAAGGAGTGATGCCATGATGGAGATCGATGTTGGAGTGCGCGCATCGCCGCCGTGGGTCGGCGGGTCGCATACGCCGAAAGCTCCGCCAACGATGCGGAGCAAGACGGACTGACTTTCGGTTGAATGCGCGGAGCGCCGACGTTATTGGTGGGCGTTTTGCAGCGCCGCTCTCCGCGCGCGTTGCACGGCCTCGCGGCATTCATGCACCATCGGGTCGCGGCCGCTGAGGCGGGCCAATTTCAACCTCGCCTTCACGGCCTCATACTTGTTGTTGATGACGGTCGGCACGCCCTCGCGTTGGGCCAGTTCCATGCATTCCATCGGGACGGAAACGGGGAATGTCAGCGTCACCTCCGCCATGTCGGCCACATCGCCCATCAGCAGGTCGAAAGCAACAGCAAGCGCGCGCGCAGGCCCCAGTCCCTTGAAAAAGCCCATGCGCAAGCAACCTTTCGGTGTCAGGTACCGGACATTAATCGAATAGGACAACAATCGTTCCGTCGCTAGCCCGAAAGTCCGGGAAACCGGAACGCGTAGGCCAGCTTTCGCCGCCACCACGGCGCCACCGCGACCTCGGCGACCGCGGCGCCGTCGTGCGCATGCCCATCATCGCGGATGCACTGACGATGGCGGCGTGCTTGGCCGGATAGCGGTCGCGGTAGCGAAACAGCAGGACGTCGCCGGGCGCGAATTGCCCAGGCGCGATCTCGATCAGATGCGCCCGCGCGGCCTGTGCCAGCGCCTCCTCGCCCGAGGCCTCGGCCCAGTCCCGCGAATAGGCCGGCGCCGCCTGCGGCTCATCGCCGATCACCGCGCGCCACACGGCCCGCACCAGGCCGAGGCAGTCGCAGCCGACGCCCTTGAGCGAGGCCTGGTGGCGATAGGGCGTGCCGATCCAGGCACGCGCCTCCGCGACGATGTCGGAGCGTGACAGCGGCATGGGGCAAATCCGTTATTGAGACTGCAGGCTCTGGCCGTCGTTGCCCGGCTCGCCGGCCACCGCGTAGCGGGTGACGAAGTCGTTGCCGGGAATGTGCGGGAAGCCGCGGAAGTTCAGGACGTTGTTGAAGCGGTCGCGGCAGGTCGCGAACAGCTTGTCGCAGCCGGCCGTAACGCTGAAGGCATCGCCCGCCGCAAGCGGTTCGGGCATCGCCTGCCATAGATCGAACGCGACGCCGTCGGCGACCACCCGATGGTTTTTCACCTCGATCGCAAGCCCCGCATTGGCGCCGCCAGTGAACGTGAGCCGCCCCGCCGAGAACCAGCCGTCTGCGAACGCGTCCAGACCAGAGGCGAAGAAGCTCGAAGTGCCGGTGAGCACCGTGATGGCGCCGGCACCGAGATAGGCCGGATTGGTCAGGTCGATAGTGCAGCGGCTGTCGCCAAGATCGGCCGCGCAGGCCGCGGTGTAAAGCCGGCCGCTGTCCTGGTTGAGCCGGTCGGCGAGCCCGCGCACCTCGGCGGCGAACGCCGGCCCCTCGCGGCGCACCTCGCCGAGCACGCCCTTGCTCATTTCCACGAACAGCGTCGGGTCGCTCCAGTCGATCAGGAACTGCTCGATCGCGGCGGCGTCGTAGCGCCCGGCGGCGAGATCGGCCTCGGTCAACGAGTCGCCTGCGAGCGCACCGAAAATCTCCGAGCCGGTTACCGCCAGCCCGAGTTGTGCGGTCGCCTCCGAGCCATTCAGCCCGGTCCCGGCCCAGCAGGTCAGGCCGTCGAGGACGACATCCTCGTCGTGATCGGTGAAGCCCTGCACCACGCCGTCGGTCCGCGTGATGCGCCAGCAGCGGCATAAGGTGGTGACGCCGGAATCGAGCTTCTCCTGCAGCGCGCTCGGGATCGCCCTCATGGCTTGATCTCCAGCAGCGGGATTTTCGGGATGGCGCCGGCGGCGAACGCCGACAGGTCGACCTCCAGGTAATCGGTATCGAAGCGCACCGGCACGTCGAACGTGAAGCCTGCAGTCACGGCAGCCCCGTCGGCCGGCACATGGCCACTCAGAAACATCACGACGCCCGTGGTGGTGTCGCAACTGAACGCCGTGCCCTCGGTCACCTCGGTCTCGTTCACGGCAACGCGAACGCTGCCCGGAACCGGCTTGCCGATCGGCCGCTGATACGGCGCGTAGGCCCCGCCATAGGTCTTCGCCAGTTGGAATGTCGCCGTCGTGCCGTCGCCGGCGCCGATCACCTGGTCGGTCGGCGAAACCACGACGCCCGCCGCTGCGGACGAATGATCGAGCCGGTCACGCCAGCGAAAGCCGTAGAGCCGTCCGCGGCGCTCCTCGAAGAACGCCACCGCGGCGCCCAGCGCATCGAGCGTCTTGATGCCGTAGCCCGCGTCGTAGCGCCGGCGCGAATGCGCCCACCGGGCGTTGCGCTCCTCACGGCCGGAGCCGAGCGCGACAATATCGGTGCGCCGCTCCGGTCCGCCCGCGCTTTTCAGCGCGATGTCGAGCGGAAACAGCACCTCGTGGAAGGCGGCTGGCATCAGAGGCTCCGTTGGCCGCGCGCCACCGCGCGGGCGATCTGGCCGGTGACGTAGGTTTCCGAGCGGCGGAAGCTGTCGGCGTCGGGCGTCGAGATCTGGATGGTGACGTTCGGTCCCCGCCGCCACCGCCGTTGGCGGCGACGCCGAGCTGGCCGTCCGAGCCGCGCGTCAGCGGCATGATCGCCTCGGGGCCGGCCTCGCCGGCAAGGCCAACGCCGCCCGACATCAGCGGAAAATAGGTCGGCGTGCCGATCACGCCGCCGGCCGCGAACGGCTTGACCGCGCCGGCCGCGGCGACCAGTCCGGGCGGCGTGGTGCCAAGGAGCCCGCTGAACAGATTGCTGAGGCCCCCGGTGATGCCGGTCGCCACCGGAGCGAGCGCCGCCGTCACCGAAAGGCTCGACAACCGCAGCGCCAGCGACCGCAGCACGGTGTCGAACTGCTTGCCGCCGGTGGCCGACTGGGTGAACGCCTTCGACATCGCGCTGGCGAATCCGGTGGCGCTGATCGTCAGCGCATCGATCCGCGACTGTGTGCCGTCGAGCGCCGTGTTGAGATCGGCGACCTGGCCGCTATCGAACGTGTCCGTCATCGGGATACCTTCTCATCAGTTCGAGCAGCGCCGCCCGCTTCAGCGGCGCGCTTCGTCCGGTCAGCGCTTCAATGGCGAGCGCCAGCTCACGCGGCGTCATCCGCCAAAACTCGCTGGGGGGAAGCCGCAAGGTGCCAAGCCCGATGCCGATCGCCTGCCGCCAGGGGAACGGCTCGGAGACCGGGGTCACGCCGGCGTGTCGGCTAAAGGGGGCGGCGGGGGTCTCCGGTTCGTCGTTGCCACCGAAGGTCGCCGCGATCAGTTCGGCTGCGATCTTCACATAGCCGGCTGCGCCGCCTTGCACTTCCATCTCCGACACATCGTCATCCGACACATCGTCGCCGGCGCCGCGCAGCCCGGCGCCGATGATCCGCGCCAGATCGCGGGCGCGGAGCCGCCCGGTGCCGAACCGCTCAGCCAGCGCCACCAGGTCATCGGCGCCGAACGCCGCCTCGAGTTCTGCCAGCGCGCCAAGCGTCAGCACCAGCCGCCGCCGTGCGCCGCCGATCTCCGCTTCAATCTCGCCGCGATGAAAATTTGCCACGATCAGCCCACCGCCGTGAACGTCAGCGCGCCGGCCGACTCCATCGACATCTCGTAGGTGACCTCGCCGTTATATTCGCCGGCATATTCCAGGCTGCTGATCTGGAACGCGCCTTGCAGCGTGCCAAAATCCGGGATCACGATCTGGAAGTTCTTCACCGCGCCGTCGAAGAAAGTTTGCCGCATCGATTCGTCGGTCGCGGCATCCTTGAACAGCCCGCGGCCGGCGACCGAGGCGCGCTTGACGCCGGCACCGTCGAGCAGCTCGCGCCACTGGTCGGCGGATTCCGCGTTGGTGACGTCGACCGTCTCGGCGTTGAAGGCGATCCGCCGCGAGCGCATCCCGGCGACCGTGGTGTAGCCCCCGCCATCGGCGATCTTGACGAGCAGGTCCTTGCCTTTCTGGGCAGCCATGTTTGTCGTCCTCTCTTCTTAAGCCGGTTCAGTCATGTCGGTTCAGTCATGGCGCGAAAGCGCACCAGCGCGTGATAGGTGCGGCCGTCGGCCTCGCGCCGCACGTCGGCGACGGTGAAGCGCAGATTGACCAGCCGGAAATCGGTCAGCGTCAGCGGCGCGTCGTCGAGCGCCTGCAGCAGCGCGCCAGAGATCATGTGCGCCTCGCGGTGACCGTCCTGGCGCGACCAGGCGTGCAAGGTGAGCTGGTGCTCCTCGCCGGGCTCGGTGCCGGTCGAGAAGTCGTTCACCCGCGCCTCGCCGAGCGTGACATAGGGAAACGCCGCGGCGCGTGGCGGCTCGTCGTAGACTTTCGGCCCGCCGAGCAGCGCATTGAGCGCGCCGTCGGTCGACAACGCATCGTGGATCGCAGCGCGCAGCGCCGCGGAGGCGGAAGACATCGGGGCGTTCTCCAGTTAGTCGAAGCGCAGCTCGGCGTCGATGTCGAGGAAGCGCTTGTCGCGGACGCGGATCGCGACGATGCGATAGACCGCATCGCCGTCCGTGAAGCGATGCCGCAGCGTGATGTCGGCGTTGGTGCGAAGCCGCAATCGGTGCGTGACATCGGCGCCGAGCGCGTCGGCCTCGACATTGTCGCGGGCCGACGCGGGCACGACCGACGCCCACAAGGTCGCGATGGCGCCGTAAGTGCGAGTCACGCCGCCCGAGCCATCGGCGGTCTCGACCGGCGCTTCCAGCGTCAGCCGGCGGTTGAACGTGCCTGGATCGGTCATAGCGACAGCACCCGATACGGCGCGAGCATCGCTCCGACGCTGGCTGGCAGGATGGCGGCCGTCTGGCCGACCACGATCATTGCGCGGTTCTCGTACCAATGCGCCACCAGCATGCGGATTGCCTGCCGCAGATCGGCCGGCACGTCGGTCGCGGCGTCGCCGTAACCGACCGAGACATCGAGCTCGATGCCGGCCACCACGCGGCCCGGCGCAGGCTGCGGCGCGCTGAATGAGATGACCGCAGGTGCCGCGCCCACCTCGATCACGAAGTCCGACACGTCGAGCGATTGCGTCGTGCCGTCGAGCCGATAGACCCGCGCAGCGGTCAGCGAATGGAGCGGCACCGGCAGCACCGGCACCCGGCCGTTGCCCGGCCAGGCGTCGCGGGTGAGCCGCCAGCTCTGCGTGATCAGCGCGCGGCGGGTCTGCGCCTCGACATGGACGCGGGCGCCCGCGATCAGCGCGGCGAGGACATCGTCGTCGTCACCGATCTCGACCTTGAGGAACGCCTTGGCGTCGTCGAGCGACAACGGCTCGATCGCCGGGCCGGTTAGAAGGATGGAGGACAT